GCCCTACTTCAGCCGCTTCCTCCCTCCTGCCTTCTGCGCGGCCCCCAGGAAGCTATCGCCCGGCGAGCACTGCCGGTGCTTGGCCGCGGCGTTCGTCTGCGACAGCTCGCAGTACCACCGCGTCATGGCGAGGTCGGAGTGCCCCATGAGCTTCTGCAAGGTAAACGCGTCCCCGTCGTTTTGCAGGCACATGATGGCGAGGGCGTTGTGGAAGGTGTTGGGTTAGCGCGTCGCGACAAGAATGTCGCTCCTACGGGGTCTGGCAATCACTCGATGGCGACCGTCGGGAAGCAGACCTCCGACTTCTCTCAAACAGGAAATCCCCGGCCAGCCACATAAAAGAGGGGAGGAGTTACTCGGAATGCCGGTGGAGGGAGTCGAACCCCCACGGGCTTGCGCCCACCTGATTTTGAGTCAGGCGCGTCTGCCATTCCGCCACACCGGCGAAAGGCCTCATTTCCCGCGACCTGTACTCACCTGGTTCTCAGTCAGGTGCCCCTGCCTCCAGCCCGGCCTCGGCGAATCATGTTGCTTGGCTGCCTTCTCGTTACGCCACATGACTCGTCAACCCGTGGTTCCACATTACTGCTGGTGTTGCCGTGTGTCAAGCGGAGTGTCACCCCGGCCCCCGGCGAGGATTCCTTCCCCCCGATCGACCGCGCCCTGTCCGGACTTTGGCCTACTCGGCCGCCTGTGGGGGAGGGTGTTGCTCGGCCCTGAGAGCCGTTCCCGCGCCGGCTGAGCTATCCCCTTAATTGCTTCGCCCCCGCGCTGTACACGGCCCTCTGCGTCGTTCACGCGTTACAACGCCCCCTCCCTCTCCCCCATTGGTAATCAAGACGCGCTCTCAGGGCCTCTCAGGAGGTCGTTTCGACAGGGGTCCGCCGCCCGCGTGCGCGCCGGGCATTCCTCTGCTGCCACAACCGCCGCCCCTCTGCCTTGGCCCGGTCCGGGAAGTCCTCCCGGAACCGCTTCTGCAACTGCGCCGGCGTCTGATCGAGCAACTCCCCCTCGATCTTCCCTGCCTGCTGCTCCTTCTCCGTGGCGAGGGCCAGCACGAACGGTGTCAGGACGTGCTGGCAGTTCGGGTGGAACGGCGGCCCGCCGTTGATCGAGCTCAGGGGTGGATACCCGGCGACGGGTTCGCCGGTGAGACTGACAACGACGCTCTCATAGAAGATGCAGAAGTCCGCGCTGTTGTGGGCCGATACCTGGGCGAGTTCGATGTTGTGTTCCTGGAGCCTGTTGACCGTACCCTGCGTCATGGCCTCCCTGGTCGTCGTCCTGGCCACCATCTCTGTGTAGCGGTCGAGCTCCCATTCCTGCCCTCTGTGGAACTGGCCGGCCTTGTCCTTCCAGCGCTTCGTGGTGAACTTCAATTGCCCCTCGGCCCGCAGTCGGCTCTCGATCTCCCGGCTTACCTCGACGCGGGTCCGGCCCTCAGCGATCCCTCTGGAGATTTCCTGCATTCCCACCTTGCGGAACACATCATCGACCCTGCGTCCGATCTGCGCCAGGGCCACGTCCACCGTCTTCTGCATCTCCTCGACGATAGCAGCGACGGCCTCCCGGTGAACGCCGGCGAAGACGGTGTACTGCGGCCGCCCGAGGTTGACGCCAGCGCGGCGAATGCGGCGCACCCCCTCGTCGGCGAAGTCGATACCCGCCTGATAGCAGGCCGGCATGTTGGCGCTGATCCAGGCCGCGGACTCGTCGCGCAGCTCGGCGAGCACTTCGTGGTACTGGCGCAGCAGGGCCTTCGCGCGGCGCCATTGGAAGAGGCTCTCGGCCGCGTTCGAGAGGATCTCCAGCGACTCGGCCGCGGCCCGGCGGTAGACGGCGACGAGGGAATCTATCTCGCCGACGAACGCCTCCCGAAACTCCTTGACGCGGCGCTTGCTGATAACTGGCCGCACCTGGCGTCTCATTCGTCGAGCCCGCAGCGCACCATGACGGCCCGGCGCCGGGCCGCGGCCCGATCGTGGGCGAGCATCTGCCACTGCCCGAGCTCGTCCGGCCGGAGTGGTCGGAGATCCCGACTGCCACAGGCCGAGCAGCTATCCTCCCCTTCCACGACCTCCCCGCATTGTGTGCACCGCCGCGCCATCTCAGTTCCTCGGGCTCCGGTGCTCGCGGTCCAGCTCGACTGCGATCTGATCCATGAGCTCCTGAATGCGGGGGTTGGGAGCCTGCTGCTTCCCCTCGTAGTACAGGTTTGTGACTCGGGTCGAGGCGCCGGCCGGCGTCTCCGTTGTAGTGATCCGCCCCCAACCGGAAACCGGATCCACCGCCTTCGAGAGTTCCTTCTGCAACGCTTTCGAGCTGTCTTCTATGCCCTTGAAGATCTCCCCCAGCGCGGTCGTCGCGCGCTCCGCGTACGTACTCAGTGAGGCCTCCTCATCGGCGAGCATCTTCATGGTGTCATCGTGCTTGCGCCGGCGTTCCTCAAATCGCCGGCGCTCGGCCTCTCCCGACAACACCTCCGCCTTGATAGCGGCCTCGCGGGCAACGGAGAGCCGCTGGAGCGCGTTTTCTTTGGAGATAGCACCTTCCTTGAATGCCGCCATGATGGCGGCCCGGTAGCTGTCCGCCCACATGGCGAGCTCGGCCGGGTCAGGCGTCACTATCTGACCCTGGAGTTTCTTCTGCTGCTCCAGCAGGCCCTTCATAACATCCCCGGACGGCAGGGGGAGCTGGCCCGTATGGTAGGCCTCAAGCTGCTTGTTGAGCTGGTCGAGTTGCGCCTGGATTGCCGGCGGCAACCCCTCCATGGGTTTCGCCTTCTCAAGCGCGTCGAGGTATTCGAGATCGACCCGCCCGAGCGCGGCCTCCGTGTCCTTGCCGGCGATCTTCAGCGCGTCCTTCGCATAGTCGCGGCCGAGCTCCAGGAGCTTGTGCTCGTGCCGGTACATGGCGGCCCGCGCCTGTTTCTCCTCCTCCGTCCACTGGAGTCGCTCCTGGTGGAGCTCGGCCTCTTTGTCCCGCAGGTTGTCGCGCAGGCGCGTGAGTTCGGAGTAGGCCTGCCGCTCCACGCTGACCCGCATGGCCGCCAGCCCCTCGAGCGGCTTCTGGCCCGCGGCCTTGCGCTCTTCCTCGAAGCGGGCGATGGCCGCCGAGATCCGCTCAAGCTGGTCGATGTACTCACCCGCCCCGATAGCGCCGGCCTGGTAGAGCGAGTTCAGTTCCTCCATCCAGGCCTTCACCCGCGCCTTGATTTCGTTCTCCGTCGCGGCCATATTGGCCGCCGGGTCCTTCGTGGGTTTCTTCTCCGTCGCATCCTCGCCGAGCTTGGCGAGCTCGTCCCGGAGCTTCTTCACCGCCGCGACCGCATCCTCATAGCCGCGCACGATCCCGGCCGGCGTCTCCTGCGCCTCCTTCGTCAGCTTAATCGAGCGGTCGATGGTCTCGGAGATGATCTTCCGCAGGTCCTCGGGGATTCGCTCGTACCGCGCCCTGAGCGCCGCCTCGTCCTTCTCGGCCTGCGCGAGGTCTTTCTTCAGCGCTTCCTTGCGCCGCTGCTCGCCCGCATAGGCCGGGTCGGCCTCCAGGCGCGCCTTCTTCAGCTCCCGGAGAACGTCTGTCAGCGCCTCAGCCGACCGTATCTCCGCGTTGTAGTGGCGCAGCAGTTCGGGGAAGCGGTCGCGCAGCCGATCCATCGCCTTCCCGAGCTCCTCTGTTTCGGACGCGGTGAGCTTCTGCTTCCCGGCCAGTTCGATCGCCCGTTCCGCCAGGGGCATGAGGTCTCTGAGCTCGTCGCGGTTCTTCTTCGTCTCCTCGGCCGCCTTGGCCTGTGCCTGCGCCCACCGCACGTAAGCGCCAACGGCTGCCCCCACGACCAGGGGAACCGCCGCCAGGGCCGCCAAGGGTGCACTGCCCGCGACACCCAATGCCGCCAATGCCCGCACGACAGAACCGAGGGATGTTGCCAGGATCCCGAGAGAACCCGCCGTCACGAGGCTGGCCGCTCCGCCGATCGCGATTGCCCCGCCCCAACCCTTCGACGCCTCCTGGGTCTCCTTGAACCGCTTGGCTACATCCCCCAACCTGTCCGCTAGAGCCTTGACGGACGGAAGAAGATCCTCCCCGATGGTGATAGCCGCATCGGTGAGCGTGGCCTTCGCCTTCTCCCATTGGATTTTGAACGACTTACTCTGCTCGGCGAAGGCTGAGCCCGCCGCGCCCGCAGCGTTGTGCATCTGAGTCAGCTCTTCGGTAAGCACACGCGTGCCATCCGCCGAGGCGATGGCGACGGCCTTGAATGCCCGGATCTCCGGGAACAGGGCTGTGAGCTGCTCGACGCTCTGCCCGCTCGCCTTCGCCAGCGCCTCCATGACTTCAGCATCGGTGGCGGCGGGATCGGCCAACGCCTCCATCTCCTCAGCGCTGACCCCAAGCTTCTCGCCGACCTCAGCCATGATGCCGACGAACCCCTTTGACGCCAGGGCGGCCGCGCTGAGGTCGATTCCAAGCTCGGCGGCTGCCGCTTTCGCCTGCGCGCTGGGGCTGATAATCCCAAGGATGGCCCTGTTGAGCGAGGTGAAGGCCTCTGCCGGCTGCACTCCCGCCTTGGTGATCGTCGCCAGCGTCGCCACTATCTCTTCAAGTGGGATATTGGCCTGGGACGCAGTGGCGACAACCTCCCCGAGATTCTGCGCCAAGTCCCCATAGGTGAAGACGCCCCGCTCCACCCCCTTGAACAGCACATCCTGAATGTGGGCGGCTTCGTCGGCCGACTTGCCATACGCGTTCAGCACGCCAGTCACGGCCCGGGCCGCAGTGGCGGTATCGGTCAGCCCCGCCGTCGCTCCGATTGCCGAAGCCTCCAGGATCTTGAGGCCGTCCGCCCCCTCAAAGCCGCTCGACGCGATATCGTAGAGGCCCCGGGCGAGCACGGCTGGCGCCTGCCCGGTCTTCCCGGCCATCGCCAGCACTGACTTGCTCAGAGAGCGGAACCCCTCTTCGCCCTGCTTGAGGATGGAGTTGACGTTCCGCATCTCCGACTCGAACTCGACGGCTCGCGCAGTCGATAGCGCGAGACCCGCTCCCAGCGCGCCGCCGGCTGTCGCGAGCGCAGCGGAGATCTTCAGCGCCCCCTCCCGGTGCTCTTCGAGGAGCCGGTTGGCCCGCGAGAGTCCGGAGCGGAAGTCCGTGACGTCCAATTTCAGTTTCGCGACGACCTCGCCGACTGTCATGTCAATCCTGCCTTCGGCGGAACCATCGGCTGCGACGATCCCGCGGCTGTGAATGAGCGAACTTGTTGCCCCACATACTGAGCAATTGTGGGACGGAGTTGAAATGCGCCACAAGCTTCGGGTGCCTGTCCGCGGCCTCGGAGAGCACGACGAAGAGGAAGCCGCCCCGCTCCTGCTCCGTCTCCTCGTCCGGCCGGGGATTCCGCCCCGCCCGGAGGGATTGCCTGAGGAATGTCCGCAGCTTGTCCTTTCGGAGGGTGCACAACAGCTCTATGATAACGGCCTCCGGATCGGTGAGGTCGAGCTCCTTGGGCCGCCGCATTTCGTTGAGTCGCCTCTGGAAACTCAGCATGGTCGCTCGCCCCCTTCGGCCCGATGTGGAAGCGGGTCCCACGCCTCCACCTCGGCCTTCCGCCGTCTGCTCAACCGCTCAAGCAGTCGCACCTCTCCGTCCTTTCCGACCTGCTCGGCGATGCTCTCGCCGATCCTGTCCGGCGTCCGCTCCCGGGCCACCCTCTCTTCGGATCTCAGCCTTGAGGCGGTCGATGAGCTCGTTGGTCTCTTTGTCGGAGAGGTCTCGGATGCTGCCTTCGCTGATGATTACCTCCTCCGCCGACCGGGGAAGAAGACCGACAGACTGCAAGATCTCGATCCTCGACCGAACCGCATTCAGCACGGTGTTGAGGAACTTTGCCCGGGCGAAGGAACCCTTCTTGGCAGCATCCAGGTCGGCCCACGCCTGCCGGCAAACCGCGTCGCATTGCTCGGCCACCTCGATAGCAGCGTCGATGGCCTCCTGCTGCTCGGCATGAGCGAGGCGGATGTGGTCGCTGCGCACATCGCGCATTTCCGCCAGGTCCTTCGCGACAGTGCGCCTGCTGATCCCCACCAGCTTGACGATCTCGCAGATGTCGAGCTTCCGGACCACCCGCAAGCGCCAGATTTTCCAACGCCGCTCCTCGAGCGCCTGCTCTTTTTCCGCCGATAGTTTCGGCATTTCTCACGACCCCCAGATTGTGCTGTTATGTGCAGCTATGACCAGCCTACCTCGGATGCAGAAGAGCCTTCTGGCGTCTCTCTGCCGCCGCCAGTGCCCTTTTCAGCACCATCCCGCAGAGACACCGGGGCGCTCCCTTCGCGTCAGAAACTGACGGACCCGAAGCCGCCCGGCCCCGTCTTCGCGGGGTCATATTGACCTCTGGCGATGGCCTGTTGCCGCGCCGTCGCCCGGCCTTCCGCCACCGCCGCCTTCGCTTCCTTGACCTCGGCCGCGTCTGCCTCGGCTTGCGCTTTGTCCTGCGCGGCCAACTCCTGCCGAACGGAGGCCAGGCTGCCCTGCGTCACGGCGAGCTGACCGTCCACCAGACGGCCCTCTCGCTCAAGGCGCGCCGCGGTGCGCGCCGGCCCCTCGACGGTCTCCTTGAGCTGCTGCCTCTCGGCTTCCGCCTCCCGGTCGAGCAGCTGTCCGCCCTCACGCTTCGCCTGCGCGTCGAGGACATAGAGCCGCCCTTCTGCTCCCGCGGGTATCTTCACGGCTTCGCTTTCCTTCACCAGGCGGTTAACTTCCTCCCGGGCCGCCTTGATCTCGGCCTCCCTTTCCTCCAACACCTTCAGCTCGATCCGCAACGCCGACAGTCTCTCTGAGTTCGGTCTCATGGTCGTCTCCTGTTCCCTGCATATGTCCGCCGCGCCGCCTGGCGCGGGTCTCTGCTGCTCTCAGCCAATCGAAGAAGCCGTACAGAAACGCGTCCTCGGCTTCCTCCATCAGCTCGCTCAAGTTGTCACGCCGGCGCCATCTGTCGCCGTACCAGGCGTGCCCGGCGATAAGCCGCGCCCGGGCCCGAGCGCAGAAGGCGTCGAAGGCGGCGAGGGCGGCTTCCAGGTCCGTGCTCACCATACATTCCGTCCCGAGGCTGCGCTCTTCCGCCGGCGTCTGGCGCTCGCCTTCTCCCGTTCGCTCATGGAGCCGTCCACCTGCCAGTCGTCGGGGAGGTCGTCGCCGGACATGTGCGGTGGAGTCGGCCCGGTGCGGTAGCCGCGCTCCCGCCTCACCCAGGCGGCCAGCGATTTGTCGGGATGTTCTGGTGTGCCGCCGACCCGCTCGCCCCACTTGCAGACGCTGCAATTGATTTCCTCGGCACTCAGGTCTGGTCGGGTGTTGACGATCTCGACGAAGGCCTTGACGGTGACGCCGTGCGGCTTCGCATTCTGGTAAGCCGAGTGCATCTCGTCGGCGTCTCTATCAGGGTGCGTCTCCCGGGGCCGTTCGCCGTTCCTGTCTGACTGGGTGGCCATGCCACCAGACGAGGCCGGAGGCGCCGAAGGGGTGGTCTGGTCTGTCTGGTCGGTTCTCTTGGTTTCTTCATCTGGTTGGTTCTGTGGAGCATCCCGATCTGGGTGAGGGTCAGCACCCGATTTGGGTGAGGGACTATCACCCGATTTGGGTGAGGGACTATCACCCGATTTGGGTGGGGGTATCACTTGGCATGGGTGAGGGTAGACGGTGTAGAACGGTTTGAGGGAGACGCGCAGGGCGCGGCCGGGTTGGGTTCGGTTCTCCAGGTATCCGCGGGAGGCGAGCGTACCGATGGCCGCGCTCACCTTATTCCGTCCACTCCGCGTGTCGGCGAGGCCGACGAGACTGGCGAGCGTCCGCAGGCTCGGCCAAACTTCCTTGCCTGGCCGCCTTGGCTCGGCAAAGGAGAGTAGGGCAATCATGACGCGCAGCTCCATCGGCGAGAGACCGGCAGAGAGAAGAGCCGGGGGCACCTGTGGCCACCAGGGTTGCTGTTTCCCCCTAATACTGGTATCATGGGAAGGCATTGAGGGTCGCCCCCCTCTCTGCTTGCGCCGGGTTGCCGCCCGGCGTTTCGTTTCGCCTGCCCGTCCGCTCCCCCTCCGTCGCAATCGGCCTGTGCGACCACGAGTGAAGCGCGAGGAGCCCGATCTGCCGACCGTAGCCGAAATCCACTTCGAACCCGTGAGTGGGGGTCGCGGTCACGCGGAGACCGCCTCACGGGCCGCCTGCCCCGCGGTGGCGGCGTGTCCAGATGGATTCCGGAGCATTTCCTCGAGCGCCGCCTTGGGCACGACGAGCCGTTTCCCGAGCCTCAACGTCGGAATCTCTCCCCGCGAGGCCGCCCGGTAGGCCGACAGCCTTGAAATGCCCAGCACCCGCGCTGCATCCGGCACTGACAACGTCTGCACGTCCATGGCAGTCTCCTTGGCTCCCAGAAATAACAAAAAGGCGGGCTGTAATCCCATCCGCCCCGAGAGGTGCCCTTCACCATCAGTTTGCCTGGCAGGTGAAGACCCTCGTAGAGGATCGAACCACGCTCGCCTCGTCTTCGTAACGTCGGCGGGGAGATATTCAGTTGGTTTCAGTCGAGCATCAGCGCGGAATTCTTTCCGTAGCCGTGCGGCGCTCGGCTGTGCATCAGTATACCACGTTCGCTCGTGTTATTGTCCATCCTTTTTGAGCTTGGCGTCTTTTTCTTTCAGCGTTTGGCGAACAGTGCCCTTCGGGATGTGGAACAGGACGCGTCGCCTGAGAATGTCCATGCTTCGCGGCAGGTCCTGGTGAAGACAGATACGAACCTCCACCTCGCCGAAGGGGCCTACCGTCGCGCACTCTCGCTTAATGGCCTCCAGCAATGCCTGCCAACCGGCCGCCGTGGCCTCCGATTTCCTACCCATGGAGTCAGCTCTTCTCCTCGGT